GGGCTTAGTCTACGTTTAAATCTGATCTACTATAAACTCAAGGGATATATAAAACACATGGAAAAGAAGAAAAAAGACCTGACAGAACTCCAGAAGAACTTCATCGTTTGCTTGTTCTCTGAGGAATCAAAAGGAAACCCGGTTATTGCTAAACGCATGGCTGGATATGCTGATACTGTTAGGACTTCAGAGTTGGTAGAATCACTCTATGAAGAAATTCTAGAGTATGGTAAGAAATACCTTGCTGCAAACTCCCCTCAAGCTATCTACGCATTGTTCGATACTCTCGTTAATCCATCGCAGATGGGCGGAACAAATAAGCTCAAGGCTGCCCAGGATGTCTTGGATCGTGTTGGAGTTGATAAGCGTAAAGAAGCCACGGATACCCTCAAGATTCCAGAATCAGGGTTAGTAATTCTCCCCGCAAAGAGTGTAAAGATTGATGTCGATACCACAAGATCAGCTTCAGATACTGAAGAGTAAATACCCAGAGCGGATAGAGAATCATAAAGGAAAACCGCCCTATGGATACATTGCAGATGCTACAACCGCTAGCACAATACATGCAAACTACGAAAGACTACACAGTCTTGATGAAGCCTTTGATCGTCTCGATAATGGTGAGTCTACTAGGGTTGTCGCTGAGTCTATCCCAGATTTAAATAAATCAATGCTTCATCGCTTGTGGAAGAAACACAGGCCAAACTCTCAGAGAAACTATGATCTCCGCAAAGAAAAGAAAACAAAATTACAAGCCCGCAGAGAACGTATAGCGAAAGCCCCTGAGGCAGTACGCGCAGCGTTGAAGGAAGAACTGAAGAAAAAAGACAGAGTCAAGCGTACAAAGATTAAACTTGCGAAGGCAAAAGAATCTCTCGAAAAGCTCCTTGGTGAAACCGAAAAGGTAGTTGAAAAGAGAGAGTCATACGAGAAGGCATTTGAAGCCCCAGTTATTCTTAAAGGGGAATTTGATACTGAAGTTGTTGAAAAAGTATCTACTGAACGTGAAGTTGTCTTCAAACCAAATACTGGTCCTCAAGAAGACTTCCTTGCAGCCTCTGAGTTAGAGGTTTTGTATGGTGGTGCAGCAGGTGGTGGTAAAAGCTACGCTCTTATTGCAGACCCAATGCGATACTTCGACAATCCAAACTTCAATGGGCTTCTGATTCGTAGGACTAATGACGAACTCCGTGAAATTATTTGGAATACTAAGAAACTATACCCAAAAGCTTTCCCCAAGGCAACATTCGGAGAGAAGTCATCTGAATGGAGATTTCCCTCTGGTGGTCGACTCTGGATTAGCTATCTTGACCGCGATGACGACGTATTACGATACCATGGTCAGGCTTTCACGTGGATTGGATTCGACGAGTTAACTCAGTATCCAACATCATTTGCATGGGACTACTTGAGGTCTCGTCTTCGTACTACTGATCCTGCTTTGAAAAAGACTCTTGCAATGAGAGGTACAACTAACCCTGGTGGACCAGGACATGGTTGGGTAAAGCGTATGTTCGTCGACCCTGCTCCTGCCGGAGAAGCCTTCTGGGCTACTGATATTGATACTGGTAAAGTTATGACTGATCCAGAAACAGGACAACCACTATTCAAACGCAGGTTTATTCCTGCTAAACTGAAGGATAACCCGTTCCTATACGATGATGGTATTTATCGTATGAACCTAATGTCCCTCTCGGAGATGAAAAGGGCACAGTTGCTAGATGGTGATTGGACCATGGCAGATGGAGCGGCGTTCCCCGAGTTTAGAGTTTCAAAGCACGTTGTTGAACCATTTGACATACCATCAAACTGGTCAAGATTCAGGGCTGCTGACTATGGATATGCATCTTATTCGTGTGTCCTCTGGTTTGCAATTGACCCAATGGATGAACAATTAGTTGTTTATCGAGAGTTGTATGTCTCTAACTATACTGGTGAAGCTCTAGCAGCTACAGTAATGGATTTGGAGAAAGCGGAGCGTGTCTCTTATGGTATGCTCGATTCGTCAGTCTGGCACAAGAGGGGTGAAGGCCCATCTATTGCAGAAGTAATGATACAAAAGGGGTGCCGTTGGCGTCCATCTGACAGGTCTGCTGGTTCTCGTGTTGCAGGTAAAAACAGGCTTCATGAACTCTTAAAAATTGATCAGGAAACTGGTCGTCCAGGGATTGTATTCTTTAAAGGATGCAGACAGGTCATTAGCGACTTGCAGGTTATTCCAAGCGACCCTCATGGTGATGATGACATTGATTCGAGGTACAAGAGTGACCACAGCTATGATGCTCTTCGTTATGGTATCATGTCTCGCCCAAGGTCAGTCCCATGGTGGATGCAACAAAGTGAACATAAAGTAATTGCCCCAGTAGATAGAGTATTTGGGTACTAATAAAACACAGAGGACAAACTATTGGAAAAGAACACCAAGGGATTTGTGAATGTAGGGTTTGCCGCTTCTGGCACCACTTCTAGTGAGGTTCGAAGCACTGCTATTGACCCAAGTAATTCACAGATTCAACAGGCTTCACTACAAATCTTAGAAGAAAAAGCAAAGACCCCCGAAGAGGCTCGTGATGAGAACCTCGAATACTCGGGGGTTGCTGCATTTGTAAAGGGTCGTTTCGAACGCTCGAAGCAGGCTAGACAGACTCGTGAACGTATTTGGCTTGAGTGCTACAATAACTTCCGTGGTATCTATGGCCCAGATACTCAGTTTAGTGAGAAGGAAAAGTCAAGGGCGTTTATCAAGATCACCAAGACTAAGGTGCTGGCTGCCTACGGTAAGATTATCTCTATTCTGTTTAGTGAGAAGAGATTTCCAATTGGTGTAGAAGCTACTCCAGTACCAGAGGGTATTGCAGAGAGCGTTTACTTTGACCCGAAGCAGGATGAAGCAGAGAAGTCTCTTGGCGAGAACAAACAACTCAAGATGCCGGGGACTATCGTTCGTAAAGAGATTCAAGAGACCCTCAAGAGTAAGCTTGGGCCATACAAAGAGTCCCTTGCCCGACTTCCAGAGAGTACTATTCTTCGTGAAGGCTCTGGACCAACTCCAACAAGCGTAACCTTTGAGCCTGCTCGTATGGCCGCCCTTAAGGCAGATAAGCAGATTCAGGACCAGTTGGAAGAGGCAGACGCTAATAAACATCTTAGGGCTATTGCTCACGAGATGTGCCTGTTCGGCTCTGGTATTATGAAGGGTCCTCTTGCTCAGGACAAGGAGTATCCTCGTTGGGATGCTAAGGGCGTATACACTCCTGTTATTATGACTATCCCTGATGTACAGGCATCTTCGGTTTGGCAGAACTACCCAGACCCTGAAGCCCGCACAAAGGATGAATGTGAATTCTGGATTGAACGTCACCGTATGACGCGTTCTCAACTTCGTCAGCTCAAGAAGAGACCGTACTTCCGCAAGGAAAGCATAGACGCAGCAATCGAAGCTGGCCCTAATTACCAGTTTGAGTACTGGGAAAACATCCTTGACGATAATGAAGTTAAGGATAATGGTATTGTAGACCGTTATGAGGTTCTTGAATATTGGGGAACTCTCGACAAGGAACTAGCAGAACTGGCGGGCTTAGAAGTTGGCAATCTATTTAAGAATGCTGATGAGGTTCAGGTTAATATCTGGATTTGCAACAATCAGATTCTTCGTATCGTATTAAACCCATTTACTCCTGCCAAGATTCCTTACTTTATTGTTCCATATGAACTTAACCCTTACTCGCTTTGGGGTATTGGTATTGCAGAGAACATGCTCGACACTCAGTTGATCATGAATGGTTTTATGCGTCTGGCAATTGATAATGCTGCCCTCTCTTCTAACGTAGTGTTTGAAGTAGATGAAACTACGCTTATTCCAGGGCAAGACATGAGTGTATATCCAGGGAAGGTCTTCAGAAGGCAGGGTGGTGCTCCAGGGCAGTCAATTTACGCTACAAAGTTCCCGAATGTCACTCAAGAATGTATGCTTCTGTTTGACAAGGCACGTCAGCTAAGCGATGAATCCACTGGTATGCCATCTTATGCCCATGGTATGAGTGGTATTCAGTCTACCGGACGCACGGCCAGCGGTATGTCGATGCTAATGAGTGCTGCAGATGAAAATATTCGCTCTGTTATTCGTAATGTCGACGACTACCTTCTAGTTCCACTTGGGCAGTCACTTTATGCGTTTAACATGCAGTTTAACTATGATAAAGAGCTTAATGGTGACATTACTGTTGTTGCTCGTGGTACAGACTCCCTGCTTCGTAATGAGATTCGTTCTCAGAAGTTGATGCAGTTCCTGCAAATCGCAAGCGGAGAAGCAGACATTCCGTATACAAAGAGAGATGTTATCCTTCGTGAGATTGCCTATGCTCTTGACCTCGATCCAGATAAAGTAATTAATAACCCTGCAGAAGCTGCTATTCAGGCAGAGCTGATCAAGAAGATGCGTCAGGCTATGGGTACAGACGTTAACCCAATGCAACAGCAAGGTGGTGCCCCTAGTGCAGCTCTCCCAGGAGTAGGTTCTCCGGGTACAGGTGATGCCTCTAGTGCTCCAACTCCGGGGTCTCCTCAGTTTAGTGCTAGCCCGCAACAGCCTCAGCAACCAATGGGTGGCGTTCAGTGAAGCATGAGATAGCATTTGATCTTGGGCCACTAGTAAAGAACCCAAAGCTTTATGAGGCAGTAAAAGATTACGCTAGAGCCCGTATTGAGGAACAGCATAAAAAGATGGAGACTACCCTCAAGCAAGAGGATTGGCTTCGTGCTCAAGGGGCAGTAAACGAACTTAGACGACTCCTCGGACTCCCAGAAGAAGTAGAACAAACTATAAAGGATTTCAAGAACAAAAATGGCTGATACTCTTCCCGCAGCATTCGCCTCTCCAACTCCAGGTGGTAAGTATGCTTTGAAGCAGGTCTATCGTGATCCGGTAGCTCGCAAGGCATACGTGTATTTTATTGATGCCAACACTGGTGGTGTACTTAACTCGTTGGATGGTTATACTCTGTGGGAAGGTGGATTAGGTTTTGGTACCCCTTCTGGTGCTGCTGGAGGTGGTGGTCAAGCTGCTGCTCCTGCTCAAGAAAATAGGTTTGCTGACCCTAATACTTCTCCAATTCGCAATGATGGGTTTGACAACTCTCAAGACAGTCTTTTTAATAAGCGTGGTGGAGATACAAAT